TCTCGACCCTCAGCTGGGAACCAATCAGGTAACTTGTAGGCAAACATGTTGCCCTGTGATGCCATGTCTGGAACGCCAAAGTCTTCGACAAGCATGGTAGGCATGTGCTTCTCGATGAACCCAATGTGCATACTCTTGGCAACTTGTTGCACTATGGTAGTCTTGCCCCCACCGGGAGCACCTTCGATAGACACTGCTCGTTTAGAAGGGAACAGGTCAGTAATGGTTTGTGATAATAGAGTGGCTCGCATCAGTTATCTCCTCTAAATTTGCGATGGTCAGGGCCATAGGACACGACTTGATTGTCGCCCCTTGCTTTCTTGGCATGTTGTTTATCTGTAAAGTAAAGGGGCTTGCCGTCATCCCCCTTTACTATCGCTCCACCCTTACCGTGCCGTAGCACAAAGAGTTTCAATGCGTTCGTCATTTCGTTACTCCTTCCCATATCATTGATGGTGTTAAACATGAGTTGTATTCAGTCCAATACGCCTCATCCCAAGACTCACACCCCAACATGAAGTTGATGAGTGTGAACGCAATCAGTAGGCTAAACATTACGATAACGCTTAACCCACCGATAAAGTTGAGAGCTTTCCTCATTAGAATAACCCCCAATCGAACACGCCATCTAAGTATCCGATTACTGCGGAAGCGATGGCGCAATACAAAATCCACAGTAATTTGTCGCTAAGTTTCATTTGACTAAACCTCCCTTGCTGTTGATACCAACCAAATCCTTCCGATCAGTAACAACAATATAATTAGATTTATGAAGAGGCACGACACAGTGCTTACGCTCTCGTGCTATAACCTCCCCACAGACAGTGCAGGTATTGAAACCTAATGCTGCACGGTGAGGATGAACCTCACCATGACAGCGGACACAGTTACTCACCGTATCTGGCATATAACTCATCCTCCATATCAGGGTCTAACATTACATGAAGCGACACATCAGACAGTGTGCTAACCAAACCATCGAAGTCATCTTGTGAACCAAGAGTATTAGACATCTCAATTACATAGTTACGGGGTAACCCGAAGTCTTCAGCGAGATGATGCAAGTAGGCTATACGGTCAGCATAACCATTGCGCTCATAGATACATGTAATGCGACGTATCTCAACGTCACCAGTTGTAAAGTTGTAGTATGTCATGTTTCATATCCTCCACATTTGACACAAACAGGTTTAGGGAGTGCAGTAGATACCGCACTCCCACTCTGGGTTAAGCAAGTTTTACAGGGGCTGCTCTCTTAGCACCACCATTACGCTCTGGTAACAGTGCTACATAGGGCTGACCCCAACGGTTTGCTAAGAGCATTGGTGTAATACCCTTATCACCTAAGTTACCTTCAGGGATGAAGAAGTTTACTTCACACTTCTCACGTTTACCGATGTCAGTCATGGTCTTAACCAAGTCGTTGACACTCTCAGCATTGAAGTTACCTTCAGGATCAGACTTTACAACAATCTTATCCTTAGAGTTCTTGAATACAGATACATTACCTTCATAAATCTTAGCCATTATAAGCTCCTTAAGAGTTGATTGAAATTTGCTTAGGAAGGTTTGTTAATAAACAATCCCGCCGAAGCCCCCAGACTTTGCGCCGAACCGCCGCCGATGTCAAGTTTGGCCTCGTTCATAGAGAAAGCGCCAGTGTAAAGTAATCTAAAACTATCTAAAAATATCTCAAGGTATCTGAGAATGTGTTGTCACTAGATAGACAGGATGTATAAAGAAATCTCAACGGTTTCAAGGTCTTATGGGCAGGTATCTAAACTATCTAAAGATTTCTTGGTAATGTGGTGTTACGCGCAAAGTATGATTTTGCTGATGTAATTAGTTTTGGAGCGTGATGTATGTATTTTTTATAGATATTTTAGATAGTTTAGATAGTTAAAGTATACAGATATGGTGTAAAGCCTTATGTTTACTGAAGTTTATGGACAAACAGTGTAAACTTTTGCTATCTAAATCTCGATATATTGTGTCAAGTATGGGTTAGATACACTAGATAGTGTGGTATAAACCCCCCGACTGTATGGTTTCAAGTATAACTTTACAGTGATCGTATGAAGCGGCAGTATATACGCGTGGATTATGCGTGCCAAAACCCCCCGAAGTATGGGAGTTATATATAACTAAAATAAAAAGCAAACTTTACAGGCAAAAAGAAAGGGGCTTTCGCCCCCTCCCGTTACTCGTTGAATCCTCCAGCGATTAGTATCCCAGTTATTGTTGTAAGCAAACCTATAAGGCTAATGCAAACCCACATCACTAACTCTAATCCTTGTATCGAGTGGTCAATCTCGACGGTTCCAACTGCGCCCATCATTAAGATGAACCCACACAGACCTAGTATTGCTCCGATTACTTTCATAGTTTACACTCCAGTTTGTTGAGAGAAGGTTGGGGAGCCGAAGCTCCCCTCCCCGTTACTTAGTCCAAACCGATACTTCGGTGGTTGGAACTCCGTCCAGTATCAGGCTGTTTGCGAAGTTTTTGGCTCCGGCTTCAGTCTTATACCAGCGGAAGTAGAGTGTGCCGAACTCTACCCAGTTGACGCAGTAGCGTCTGATTTTCTCGACTTTCATAGTTACCTCCAGTTCGAGTGGTTGAGGTTGGCGGGGCTTGCGCCCCGCCTTCCCGTTAGGCCAACTTGGTGATTTTGGCTTTTTGAGCCTTGTCACCTTGCGGTGGCAGGATGGTGATACGAGGGTTCCCGTATCTGTCTGCCATCAGCAGAACATCAGTTCCGCCGTCCGCCTTGAAGAAACTCCACTTGTGAAGTGGCTTCTTCATTTTCTTGGAAAGTTCCTGCGCTTTAGCCCAAAGAGCCGCCGCGTTTTCGTGGTTCCAAGACCCATCAGCGTCACGCTTAAGAGCAATTTCGCCTTTGGTGTTCTCGACAATCGAGACATTACCTTCAAAGATTCTAGACATATCTAGTTCTCCAGTTATACCCACATTGTCAAAGAGCGTGGCGGGTGTGGGAAGCCCCGCTTCCGCCTGTCAAAGGGGTCGTCCCTTCGACGCTTTCTACTAGACCAAAGATTGACCTAAATGTAAAGTATGCCCGATTTCTGGGGGGTTTTAGGGGGGTTATGCCTTGCCTATCGCGCGACTGAGCCAGCACTACACAGGCGCACAGGGGGGGCACATGGACTGCGCCGCGACCCCCCGCCCCTATATAAGTAAACCTCACATAACAAGACCCCAAAAAAGGAACGTGTAAAGTTTTGTGCGCAAGCGTTTGCTTGACATACCCGTAATCTAGGTAATACAGTCAGGCTATGGACACACTACCTTTGAAACATACGAAGTGGTCTGATCGTTTGGCTTTCGATGTCGCACTGATGTTGGAGGGCAGCGGCGAGACGTTGGACGAGGTTAAGACTCGGCACGCTATTTCTGCGTCTGACCTTATTATCTTTAACAAAGACAATATCTTTCTCAAGAAAGTGGAGTCGTACCGCGACGAAATTCGTGAGAAGGGTATGACGTTCAAGCTCAAGGCCCGGGCACAGGCGGAAGAACTGCTGACAACAAGTTGGACGTTGATCCACAGCCCTGATGTATCTGCTGCGGTAAAAGCGGACTTGATTAAGTCTACTGTAAAGTGGGGCGGCCTTGAGCCTAAAAACGAGATAAACACGGAGGGCGCAGGTGGCGGAGTTAAAATTACAATTAACCTCGGAGGTCAAGACCACGCAGCGACTGTCGTTGACGCAGAACCTGTTGACGAAGTTTACGAAGACGTACGAGAGTCAGAAGATGGCTACCTTCTCGACGCTGGAAGAGTGTGAGAGGGTATCGGCATTGATGGTCAACTTAGAGATTCAGCACAAGCAAAAGATTTTAAAAGGTAAGAATGTAGAGCAGACATACGCGATTATTCTGCTAGACGATGTAGATAAGATATTGGCAGAGGATGAATACGAAGACGCAATCAATAAAGCGGGATGGCCGGGTTAAATCTGCCGCCAATATGACGGTAGAGGAGTTCGCCATCCATCTCATACTTATGTGGGACGACTTGATTTATTTCGAGCAGTCTAAGCCGTCGCGTACTGATCGCAGCTATATGAATCAAAAACGAGGGAATTTCTTTGGCTCTGGACATTAACTTTACGCCGTCTAAGACTGCGGCAAAATTTATGAACTCAGACGCGAAGATGCGCGTACTGATGGGGCCGGTTGGGTCTGGTAAGTCTGTCGCCAGTTGTTTTGAGATTGTGCGTCGCGCAAGTGCGCAGGAGCCAAATGAACAAGGCATACGCAAATCGCGGTGCGCTGTTGTGCGTGAGACTGTGCGGCAGCTGACGGATACTACAATTAAAACGTTTCTGGACTGGTTCCCGCCGGGGCCGTGCGGAAACTTTATGCGTACGACCAAAACTTATTTCTTTAAGGTAGGTGATGTTGAGTGCGAGATTATGTTTCGTGCGCTCGATGATGCAGACGATGTGGCCAACCTGAACTCTCTTGAACTTACCTTTGCGTGGTTTAACGAATGTAGAGATATTAACTCTGAGATCGTGGACGCGATGTCTAAACGTATCGGACGTTTTCCTTCAAAGAAGGACGGCGGGCCGACATGGTTTGGTATGTGGGGTGACACTAACCCCCCGACTATGGACACATGGTGGTATTATCAGATGGAAGGGCTTGATGCTAAAGACGGCGTCAGCTCTAACAATAATGGGTGGGATGTGTTCAAACAGCCCTCCGGACGAAGCACATATGCAGAAAATGTGGAGAACTTACCAGATGGATATTATGACACCCAAGGGCGCAGTGAAGAATATATCAGGGTCTTTATTGACGGAGAGTACGGACTCAGCTCTGCAGGACAGCCCGTCTACAAGTATTTTAGGCCGGATTACCACATGGCTGATGAAACATTGCGTCCCATTATCAATGGTGTTCGGCCTATTGTTGTCGGTATGGATTTGGGGTTGACACCGGCAGCAATTATAGGGCAACAAGACGCCCGCGGGCGAGTGCTTATCCTTGATGAGGCGGTTTCCTTTGACATGGGGATACAGCGTTTCGTCCGCACGATTCTCAAACCTATGATCTACGAACGGTTTAGTGGCGCACCAATACTTGTTGTCACAGACCCAGCGGGTGTGCAGCGGGCGCAGACCGATGAGCGCAGCGCTGTTGATATAATAAAAGCTGAAGGTTTCCGCGTTATACCTGCCAAAACCAACAACGTCTCGGCTCGTCTTTCCGCAGTGGACGATTATCTTATGCGTCAAGTTGATGGCGATAGCGCTTTTTTACTTGACCCAAAATGTTCGCAGCTTAAAGCTGCTATGATGGGCGGGTACAGGTTCCACCACAAAAACGGAACCATTGATAAAAACAAGCACTCCCACGTTGCTGAGGCGCTGCAATATTTTATGATGCACGTTGCTACAGCTGGCGAGGGAGCGATTATAACGCAACGCAGAGAAGTCAAAAGGGTTGCGGCGGCAGGCTGGACTTGATACATTTATGGAGTCATCTCGACATTCCTTCTTGGTTACCAACCAACCTGCCCCTCACCGCTTGCCCCGGTGGGGGGTTTTTTTCGTGCTTGCGTGTATACTTGTTGCCATGTATAAATTAAGATATGACAAACTTGTTGGAGTATGATTATGAACTGTGGGCAGGGTAAACCTTACGCAAAAATCACGATGAAGCGCCGCGAGTATAAAGATGGTGGGTATGTATACTCCGACAAAAATGATGAAGAAACAGTTGTCAAAATGAAAGACTTAGCTAAACTGGAAGAGTCAGATCGTAAAGTTATGAAAAACGGCGGGCCTATTGAAGCGCCCGTACAGGAAAAAAGCAAATACTCAGGTGGTTCATTTATTAAGGCGAAGTACGATGAGTGATTACGATAAGATAGGCGGATTCAACAATAATCCCTTCCCTAAGCTGATTAACCAAGCTAAGGGGTATCTGTTTGGCGCAGGTTCGGCACAAGCCGGAACACCGCAAAAAGTAGTAAAATCTAGTAAGACTTACCGGAAAGTTGTTAAACCTGCGGCGCCAAAACCACAGCTGCAGTATGATACAAAGCCAAAGGCAAACAAACCTTGGTATCAGGAGATTTTTGACTGATGTTACAGGTAGTAGACAACGCAACAATGCGCAGGCGCGAGAAAGAAGCGCTTGATAAAGAGCTTGCAGCTCGTCAGAACGACAGCGTTGTTTTAGGGCTGGCCGCTCACTTACGAGTTTGCTGGGATGCTTCGCGGCAAGCCAAGAAGCCTATTGAAAATATTATGCTTAGAGCTTTGCGTCAGCGTAACGGCGAATACGAAGCTAATAAGCTAAAGCAGATTCAGGCTCAAGGTGGGTCTGATATTTATATGATGATTACAGAAGTTAAGTGCCG